TTGCAACCATTAAAGGTGTTTCTACTTTTAATATTCTACCTTCACTAAATAATTCTGGCCAATACTTACCTAAGAAATTAATTAATAAAGCTGAAATAGAATTACCGTCTACATCTGCATCAGTATACAATAATATTTTTCCATACCTTAAGTCTTTAGGTTCATGTCCGATCTTTAAACCCATAGCAGCCATCATTGATTGTACCTCTTTATTCTGTACAACTTTAGATGCAGGTAATTCTCTAACATTAATAAATTTACCTCTTAATGGAAATGCTCCTTGGTATTGTGGTTCTCTATATCTTCTAAATGCAGATGATGCAGAATCACCTTCAAAAATAGCAAGTGTACATTTTTCTCTAATGCCTCTTTTCTTTGCATCAATTAATTTTAATACTTTGGTTTTATCTAAACCTTTATTTAGCTTTCTTAATTTAGATCTTTCGTCAGCTTCTTTTTTTCTTTCAATCCAATCTAATACTGATTGTATAATTTCAGAATTTAAAACTTGCCTCAAAACCTTTTCACTTAATGTATGGCTTGTACCAAAATCCTTTGGAGCTGTAATTAGCTTTTCTTTTGTTTGTGAAGAGAATGCTGGATTAATAACAGTACAGTTAATAAACAAATATAAATGTTGTCTTAATTCAGAAGGTTTTACATCTACTCTATATTTTCTTTTTATTTTTTCTCTAAGATAAGATGTAATTTGCCAGTCTATATTATTAACATGTGTACCGCCATCTTTTGTTTCAACAGAATTGACAAATGATATTGCTTTAAATCCTGTAGTAGAATGGCCAATACCAATTTTCCAATGTTCTGATTGTTCATAAAAGACTGGAGTTACATAACGACTAGCATAATCTTTAAATGTTCTAAATGCAATTGGTTTATCATTTAGAAAAATCTTTAAAGTAGGATTACATGCAGCAATATCAATAAGCCTTTTAGTAATCATTAAATAATGATTCTTATTAATACCTTTTAATCCAAATCTTTCAAAATCTGTTAAATAAGTTATTTGAGTATGAGCAGTTTTCTTATTAGTAATTTTTGGCTTAGTTCTATTAGCCATGTTATTACTAAATGTTTGATTAAATTGTTTTTTACCATCACAAGTTTCAATTGTAAATTCTTTACTAAATATATTTGTAAGTGTACTACCTACACCATTAGTACCTACAACGATTCTATCTTCAGTATCATCAAAATTACTTCCTGTTTTTAAATTAGAAAATATCATTTCAGGTACCCATTCATCATACTCTTTATGAATCTTTACAGGTATTCCACCATTATCCCATATAGATATTAATCCTGTAGACATATCTATATTAATTTTAATTTTATTTAATTTAGAATTTCTTTTATGTTCATCAACTGAATTGGAAACTATTTCATCAAACAGTTTTAAGAATCCTGGATTATAAGTTACTTCAGTTAATTGAAATTGATCTTTTCCTTTGGTAGGTAAAAATACTTCTTCAGTATGTGGCTTAATTGATCCTACATACATACCAGGTCTTAACAATACATGTTCGGTATCTGTTAATTTCTGGTACTTCTTTTCAATGTTTACTGCCATGTATTTTATTTTTATATGGTAAGTTTTAAAGTTTGTTTACCTAAATGATCTTTTAAGGTTAAGTTTAAGAGAATGTAAATAAACATCATATATATTTTTACTATATTTTTTAGATCCTCTCCATTTATTTTTCCAAATATCTATTAAATTTTTAATAGCTGGATAATGTATTAATTTATTTTCTTTATTTCTAATTACTTTAATAACGAATTCATAATCTTTTTTCATAATGTTTATTTTTTTGTGGAGAATATCGGAGTCGAACCGATGACCTCCTGCGTGCAAGGCAGGCGCTCTAGCCAGCTGAGCTAATTCCCCATTGTGGTGGAGGTGGTGGGATTCGAACCCACGTCCAATAAGCATTCATAAAAACATTTCTTACAGCTTAGGATAAGTTTTTTTAAACTTCCAAAAATATCTCAATGGTTTTTTACAAGATACTCCATGAGAATCAAAACTTGCCAAGTATTAAGGAACTTTGATTAACCTGTAGCTGCTTTCGTTTTTCATCTTAATTATTTACAAGCATACTAATAACATGATGTGCATTACTTACCTACTTAGGCAGCCATTGCTAACTCAGCGTTGTCGGCTAAGATTGATGTTGGTCATCACCCGGTGCTGTAGTTTTTATTTCAATCAGATTGTCAAAAACCGGTCACCCCCAATAATTCAAAGAACGATTTATATATTATAAGTAATTTTAGGATGTAAATGAAATGCTCTATACATTGCTTCGTAAGCTTTCTTAGATCCAAACCTATTTTCTGTTCCTATATGCCATTCAATCTTTTCATAATCTTCATATGATCTAAATTCTTTATAATCATAAATAGTAAAAGTTGTACCATCCTCTGTTGTCATTTCCCATTCATTTTGAGTTACTTCATCAGAATCATCATCGTTATACATAACAGGACCACATACCTTTTCCAAATCTTCCTTAGAGGTTTCAAAATAGTGACCATGAAATGTATGATCTTGTAAACTGGAATTTTCTAATCTTTTTATCATCTTATGTATATGTTTAGTATATTATAATTATAACAAACTTTCTCTCTTTCTGAAAGTTTAGTATGGCATTTCTATATTTTTATTTTGTTCAGCTTTAAACTTTGCAACTAATTTTTTACAAATAACTTTTAACTCTGTTGAGAATTCTCCTTTATCTATAATCCAATCAATGTACCTTCCATCCATTTCAAATACTTCTTTAAAAGGTTTACCTTTATTCTTTCCAAAATTAAATACGATTGTTCTCTTTCCATTTATTTCATCAAATTTTAGCTTACCTCCTAAATCAACTTGATCTGCTCTACGAGTATTTACAACCTTATCAATTTCTTCAGCAGTTTGTGGCATATCATACACTTCTCTCTGTTTTTGAAATATTTCCATAGTAGCTCTAACATCTGCTTCAGCTCTATGTGCACCTTCTAAATCTTTACCTGTGAATTTTTTATAAGTATTTGTTAAATCTCTTTTTTCATAGTTACTGTAAATAAGGAATGGATCCATTACAGCTCTACCTCTGTGATTAAATACTATACCACATCTCATAAACTCCTCACATAAGAAAGGAACATCAAAGAATAGAGCATTATACCCTCCTAAGTCACTATCACCAATAAAGTCATTGATTTCAGATGCTATCATTTCAAAGGTTGGTTTATCCTTTAACATCTCTAAAGATATGCCATGCTTTTCTTCAGCCTCGGCTCTCATTGCTACATTTCCTGGATTTACTAATTGATTGTAAGTTTCAATCTCATTGCCATCAAAATCTGTTTTAATCATACAGATCTCAATTATGCGGTCAGCTGTTGTGCTGATTCCTGTGGTTTCTAAATCAAACCAAACTATATTTTTCTTCATACTATTCTAATTAACTTTAACTGTTATAAATATTATATAGCTAAAATTAAAGATAGTTTTAAGAAAATAGAATGTTTTTATGCTGGGCCTGATACGGATATTTCAACCGTTTGGATTGCAGTTGATATGTTTTGAGGTAATGATCCAATAGTTCTATTTAAAGAGTTTAGAGTCTTCTTAAGTTCCGAAGATCCACCACTACTAGACGAAGATTTCTTAGAATCTCCACCTGTTCCAGTTATTCTTTCTAATATGTTAGGACTGTCTCCACCAGCTTCCATCATATCCCTAATATCTTCAACTGCTCTAGCTAATGCCCTATAAGCTCCTCTATCAGATGACAGGTTAGATGCGCTATCAAATAAATTACCAAATGATACTGCCTTGTCAATATCTATTTTATTAATTGAATCTGCAATTTTAGAAATACCTTCAGCAGCTTTATCTAATTGGCCTTTTTCTGCAACATCCCCTAAAGTTACTATAAAGGATTTAAAATCATCTAGTTCTTGAGACATTTCCGGATTAGCTGCATAGAGATCACTGAACGCAGTTCCTATAGAAGTTAATAATTTACCTACCGATGCTGCAACCGCTTCCGGTTGAAAATCTCCACTGAAAGCTTTAAGGCCTTCTGCAATATCTGTTAATGCGGAACCTGCACCATCAACAGCCTCAATACCTTTTTGTATTTTATTTTCATCCCAACTAAAAAATAACCAAGAATCCGATTCTTCATTTTCTGCTCCACCAATAGAAGCAAACGCAGAACCAACTAAACCTAATGTTGTTTTAATTTTCTTAGCAACAGCCTCAGGATCTTCAATACCTGAAAATGTAGATAAGGCTTCTGCAATATTTCTTAATTCGGCGCCTGCACCCTGTACTGATTCAACACCTTCCGCTACTTTATTCTTTTTAATTCCAAGTAGGCTTCCCCAAAAACCACCAGCCTGTACATTACCTTGATCTGCAACGGCTGAAAAAGCTTCTTGTACGAAACCAACTGATTTAGATATAGCTGCACCAACTGCATCAAAATCTACTTTAGATTCAACTAATTTTTGAAATTCAGTTAAACCAATTGCAATATCCTTTAAAGCGGTACCTGCACCTTGCACCGAAGATAATCCTTCTGCTACTTTATTCTTTTTAATTCCAAATAATGATCCAAAGAATCCACCTGCATCTACATTACCTTCCTCGGCTACGGCAGCAAATGCTCTTTGTATAAATCCAACCGTTTTAGATATAGCATCTCCTAATACAACAAAATCTACTTTACTATCTACTAATTTTTGAAATTCTGTTAAACCTACTGCTATACTGGTTAATGCTTTACCTGCACCCATTACAGAATCTATTCCTTTCTTAGTTGCATTAGGGCTAAATGCATTTCCAAATACAGCTCCAAATAAACCTGTTGGGGTTGCAGCTTCTCCACCTGCTTGTGCAAAGGCTGTACTAATACCAGATAAAACTCCAGCTAATTGTACACTTTCTTCATCAGTCCAATCTAGTTTTTGATAATCTTTTAATCCTACTGATAATAAACTTAATGCTTTACCTGCTGCTGCAAAACCTGCGGCAGCTGATACCATAGCAACAGCATCTGCTCCACCGCTTATTGCGCCACCTATGCTTGCAAATATTCCTTTTATTCCTCCACCTTTAGGAGGCCCTATAAATGCCGTTTTTACACCAGCTAATGTTGTTGTTAGTTTAACAGCATCTTTTTCTGTAAAGTTAACTTTTTGAATAGCTGCTAATCCCGGTGCTAATAATAACAGTGCACCACCGATTGCTGCAAACGCTAGAGCTCCTGGTATAATAAATAATGCGCCTAATCCTGCTGCTGCAAATTCTAAACCTAACATTAATAATAATGCACCCTGTACTCCAACATCTTCCATTGTAGTATCTTTAGTAGCATGAGCAAATGGAATATATCCTAAACCAAAGACTAATAAACCAACACCCATGGCAACCATTGAAAGTGCACCTTGTATTATATAAGAAAATGCAAATCCTAATAAAGCAGTTGCTATTCCTAGCCCTACTAATATTCCTGCTTGTAATGCTATATCACCTAATGTTGGAGCTGTTAATGCAATTAATCCTGCATAGGCTGCATATCCTAAACCAAAGACTAATAAACCAATTCCCATCATAGCTAAAGCAACAGAACCTTTCTTAACTTGTTTATCGACTAAACCTAAAAGAGCTACTGCACCACCTATTAATATTATAGATCCTGCCATAGTCATCATTAGAGGTAGTCCTCCTTGCATAACAAAATAAGATACTAAAGCAAAAAGCGCTAAGCCAGCTGCAAACTTGACTAAGCCCCTACCCATATCAGCCATAGCTTCTCCACCACCTTTAATTTGTTTTTCCGCCATTCCTAGTAAAAGAAATAATGGAGTAACCAATATAGTAGTTAAGTATAAAATAGGAATTCCTAATGCACCAATTAATAAAAGTGGTGTGGCTAATGCTAAACTTTTTGCAAATTTAAATATTGCACCACCCATCATATCTAATGATTCAATACCTTCTTTAACCTTTTTGGAATCTTGTTCTGCTAATTTAGTAAATGTAGTTTCAATAAAATTGGCAAATTTCTCTACACCTTTCTTAGGTACAACTGCCCAAAGAATCATTCCCATTGCAGTTTTAATAGATCCTATACCTAATGCTTTTAAATCAGCTAATTTACCCCCACCACCAGCAGCACCGCCACCTGTAGCATCTTCTTCATTTTTTTCTTTTAGTGCTGATAATAGTTTCTTTCTGTGCAAACGAGTAAAAATAAAATTGCTTAAATTTCTACTGGAATACTCCGCCTCATCAGCGGAACTTGCCGCTATTTGTTGAAGCAATAGAGTTTGAGTTTGTAATTCACTTATAATAGCCATTGATCCACCACCATCATTACCACCAGTAGAGACTGCAATAAGAGCATCTAACTTTTCATTGGTTTCATTGGCGGCAGCCTCTATTTTCTTTAGAGGGTCCATTAAATCTTTTAAAGTTACAGCAGCCATTTAAGGTTTATTTTTTACAATTTAGGCATTTTTAATGAAGGCATCTTTGGTGCTTTCATACCTTTCATTTGACTAGAAGCCTGGCTTTTTAAGCCATCCATATTGTATTTATCCTGAGTGTCTTTAGTATTTTGTTGCTCTTGCTTATTACGCTCTTTTAGTAAATCATTATAAATTTCTAATGTATACTCATATTCATAGAAAGGAAGCAAATCCAGCTCTGAAGGCTGGAGATGCAACTTTTCTAAAAGTAATACTCTGACTTTAAAGAAGTTCAGCAGAGATATCTGGAATAATGAACATAGCCTTGATACCGCCGGGAAACGTGAGCGGAACGGTGACCTCCTCACCGCAGCTTTGACATGGGAATCCCATCTCCGGTTTTACACCGATTTTTAAATCTTCAGCTAACCTATACACAATTGTATATTTTGTAGCATCCCATCCTTGAAAGGAGGTAATTAAAGAAAATATATCTTTTTCTTGCCATCCTCGCCATTCTCTCTGTAAGTAAGGCAAGATAGCTAGTGTAGATTTATCCCAGCTTTGATTTTTTTCTTCCCTAGTTCTGATATAATCAGTTATAGCTCTCATAACACCGATTGTAGGTGGTGCCAATTTAATCATGCCATAATTTTTTGTAGTTATAGAATAACACCTATCAGCATCATCATAATATTTTTCAATTGAATCAACAATAGTATTAAATTGTAAATTGTTTGTTCTCAATTCAACAGATTCTTGTGCTTTACAATTATTAGTTTTACATGATTTTTTTCCAACAGGCATCATTAATGTTTGTTCTCCTGTTTTAAATGTTAATTCTCTAATTGACAAAATTAAATAAATTCTGTCTTCTTCAAGAACATCTTTATAAGATCCTCTTTGATTTCCATATTGTACTTTACTACATGATAGTACAATATTATTTAATCCATCATCTACTTCTTTTAAATTGTTTTCGTCTATTGTAGAAAACGCTCTAATTTCAGCAACTCTTGCAGGCCTGATATGAATTTCAAAATCATCTCTATAAAATTTACCTCTTGATGGGAATGTAGTAAGATCTAATTTAGTATATCCCACTAATGCATTTAATCTTTTTATTTCTACATCATCAGACGTAATTTTATCCATTTGTCTGTTAACATCAACTTTACCTAATTCCTTAACTGTTTCTTTAGGAGTTTCTGTAGCTTCTACTGCAATACCTTCAGCAGCAGCAAATTCTTTCTTAATATTTTCTTCGTGCTCTTTTGACATTTTTAATTATTTTTTATTAATTGTTTTTCAATTTTATTTTCATCAACAATATGCTCTACTATTAACTGTCTTACATATCTAGAAATTGCTACAGGTTTTATACCAGTTTCCATTGATTTTTGTATAATTATTGTATTTAGACTATCCTCATCTTCAGGTGTTAATAAAACTTGTAATTTTTTAGTAAGCCTTTTCTTTTGAGGAATAAGTTCTTGTACAGTTTCATTAAAACCATATTTAGGATTATCAGATTTAAATTTACCAATCCAATATTCCACTCTTTTTAAAACATCACTTAAAGGTTCATTGCCCTCAAAAATTTCTAGAACTTCTCTATTAAAAGCTTTAGTTCCAAAATCTCTAACTGCTCTTTTGATGTATTTACCTGACCCAAGGTTATTTGGGTTATCGTTTATAGAATACCCTACATAAACCTTGTTTGTTTTTTGCTGTTGTAATTTATAGATTATCATTTCTATATTATATATTTTATATTATATATTAGGGAGTAAGCAAAAAAACTGGGAATACTTTAATATTCCCAGTTTAATATTTAAAATTTATGCTCCTACGTTCTCTTCAACCCAGTGATCACAACGATAAGTCATTGTTAATTCAGCTGCATCTTGAGTTTCATAATTCAATTCATCCACAAAATCAGGTTGTCCTGTTGGGAATACATCTTTAAATGTAATCTTTCTGAAGATATCTCCTGCTCTGTTATATTGAACTACAATCATACTTCCTATATAATCTTTCTTTAATCCCATTTCACCAGTTAATGGATCATAGATTAAATTATTCCAATTACGGAAAGTATTATAAATGTAGTTTTCATTAGCTTCATTCAAATTAAGAGTAAAGTTCATGGTTAAATCAACAAACGTCTGAGCTGGCATACCTGCATAAGATCTATCAGCAAATTTATATTTTTGATTTATAGCATCAATAGATGGATTTAAGTTATTTAATCCTCCGATTGATTTTACTTGCTCTAAGATTAAACCCGTATCATCCCCTAGTGGTGAAAATACAGTCACCTCAAATAGGTTAGGCTGAATAGGTTCGTACCTTTGGCTACTGGCCCTTGATTGGGTATAATGTGGTAGTGGCATATTTTATTTGTTTTTTTATATATTCGTCTTTAGTTACTTCTTATTGAAAGTTTCCTGTACTAATTGCACCAGTTCTTAAAATAGTTGTTCTTTGTACAAGAATTTCCATTCCTCTCGTTGGTTCAATATATGTATCTAGGATACCTACATTTTGATCAATGACCTCTGGTGTGTTATTGGTTTCATCCATTATATTTCTATAATCATAAACACCATCATCATTTTGAACAGTTGCTAAGAAGTTATCAGCTAATGTTTTAATCTCTAATCTTGTTTGAGCTGTATTAAATTCAAATAAGTAGTTTTTAAGAATTGCTTCAATACCATCTTGGATGTAAATTACAACCTCTCTAACATTAATTGAACTTAAAGCAGATTTTGGAACTTGCTGAGCAGTTTTATTTGCAAAGATAGTTGGTCCTGTTCCACTTTGGAATACAATTGGATTGATTCCGAATGGCTCTAGGAAGAATCTGTCTTCTTGGTCAAGATTAATCTCTAATCCTACAACTCCATTTCCGCCTATTACTCCACGTCTTACACCTGCCACGATTGACCAAGGTAATGCGTTTTCATATTTAAGTATATAGTTGTTAGATACATATGCTGCAGGTGGTACACTTATGTTCTTACCTAAATCTCTAACAGTTAAGAATGGATAATAATACCCTCCCCATGAACCACCGCTTGTTGCAGCAGGTAACGAGAATCTAATTGTTGGATTCAGTGCAAGATTTCCACCTTCAGATATAAACTTAGAGGATAACCCTCCAGTTGCATCAGAGAAACTTGGATCTGTATTTTTCTTAAAGTCTTTAGCTGATGGAGAATTTACAATAGCAAATGCATTTTTTCTACTCATACATAAATTTGTATAAATAGCTTTACAGTTTGCTTCAATTCCATTTCCATAAGTATCTACTACATAACGGAAGTTAATTGTTTCTCTGTCGATTAAAGCTTTATATAAATTAGTTCCACCTAATATTGGACTTAAACATTTATTCTGTCTAGAATTTGTTCCATCAGGTACATGTTTAGTTGAATCTAATGCAAATCCAGGTAATTCAAATACATTAAGGTAATCTACCCAAGAATCAATTGGATAATAAACCTCTACTGTTTTTAAAGCACCTTGTGCAGTTACACTAATCTCAGATTGACATGTTACTTTAATGGCAGTTGTTCCTGCAGGAATAATTGCATATTCCGAAGGAGTTAATCCACCTTCTACAATGTTTATTCTTGTTAACCTAGAATGTGGTATTGTAGTAGAACCTTCAAAATGTACCATATAATTTCCTACAACAATATCAGCAAGTTCTGGTGAAGTTGTTGCAATAAGAATTTCATTTGGCTTTAATGTTGGTTCGTTTAATGAATCACCTATAATATCTACAGTAAGGTTAAGAGCACCTTTTAGTGTTTGTACACCTAAAGTACCTACTGGATATAAATCAAGTTGTCCTGTTGAAGTAAGATCAGATTTAGCAAATTGACCTGTTCCATCAATTGTAAATTGAGATTGTGATGTTAATGTAGTAAATGAATCTTGTTCATAAGGAGTAATGCTTACAGATGGTAAATAGTATGCTGGATCAGATATTGCTTTCTTAGTTCCTGCAGCAGTTGCCCCAGTTCCATCAATAATCCATCCAAAGTCTATGGCATTCATTGCTAAATAAGAAGTAAAAGTTCCTAATGCATCTTTGTAAACTGCTTCATCACCATCAGTTAAAGTACCGTTAGCAAATTGCTTTTGTAATGTTGATCCATAAGAACCAATAATTCCAGCAGCTCCACCGTTTACATTTGTATTTCTTACAAAACCAAAGTCAGCTTCATTAATATAAGTATAGCTTGCAGCTCCACCCGTTGGGAAATCTGCTAATTGCGTTGAACCGACATCTGATAATAATACAGTTACAGTATTACCTACAGTTTGTACAGATGTTACTGGTACCCATTCAGTAGTTACAGTATCATATATAAATGATCCTACTAATGAAGACGTATTTGCTCTCATTCCTGAGAATGCATTCCAGATAGCATCTTTAATAGCATTAGCATTTTCAATTTGTATTTGTATACCTCCAGCAGTAGGAACAGAAGTAGTTATTGTACTTGCTGAATTAACTACAGTTGTAGATAAAGTTTGTGTTCTTGCATAAGATAAGTCAGAAACAATTGATCCACCGTATGATAAGAAATTAACATCATCTTGGATTGAAGTAGCTTGAGTATATTCAATATTGTGTCCTATCATATCAATTCCTCCAGGTACACCATCTATTAAAATATCTCCACTAAATAAATCTTCATTTACAGTAACAAATAATCCAGTACTTGCAGTATCAGCATTAACAACTTTTTCAACGAAAAGGTTATTACCTAATAAATCTACAAAATCAGGAATTAAACATGCAGTATAAGTTGCTTGTAGTGTTACTTCAGTTTCATTAAAGAATTCTTGTAATAATGTATCTGTAGAATCAGTTGCAAACTTTTTTCTTTTTAATCCTTGTGTTGGATCAAAATACTTTTGAAATAATGGATCTGAATTAAACCTTGAATAAGGAGTAAGTACATCACCATCAAAATCTCCACCGAAGTTACCTTTTAATACAAAGATATCTACAAAGAAGTCAGATATTAAACTATCTTTATCTAAGAAACCTGGTACATTTGCAGCACCATACCATTCCTCAACAGTTACTTGATAAGGTAAAACATTTGATGCAGCAGATTTTTTAGCGATTATAGATATAGGATTTTGTCCTAAGTTAGTAACATCTAATAAATCATTTACTGTTATTGAACTTAATACATCTTGATTTGCCCCAACATTAGTTAAAAAATCTGATGTTGATGGAAACCAAAATTTATCTCTGTTATAAAATTTTGCGTATTCATAGTCTGCTCCAGTATTTGCTTGTGCTTCTGGTGTTGCAGATGTTGCAAAACGAACAGCATTAACTTTATCATTAGCATCTAAGCTTAATAAATTAAGAGCAAGAATAGGCCCTCTCTCCAAAGCTGCTAAACAGCTTCTGTGGAAAAAAGAATCTTTTCTTTCTAAATTTCTATCTATATCACCGTATACTTGTTTAAAGAAAGAAGTATCGGGAACAAAGACGGGTGTATTGAACGGGCCTGTCTTAGAAAAACCGACTACCAATCGAGTTTGATTTGCAGGTATACTTACGACTTGACTTTTATCAAATTCAAACCTATATGTTCCTGCAGCTTTAAGAGAAGCTATTTTTGGATCTAGTGCCATCTTATAATATATTTTTTTTGTTTATTTGTTTTTTTATATATCTACCAAGTAACTACTTTTTATACTAAGTCATAGATATCAAAATTTAGATTCCCACCCTTTGAATCTTTTTCTAGAATTTCTTCTATCTTATTTTGAATAGAAGGATCTATCTCATCATAAATCTCTTCGACAAAATCTGAAAAATCTAATGTAGTAAAGAACTCAGAACTATTTATACAAGTCATAATTAAATCATCATTACCTAATTGGCCTGCATATGATCCATTTGGGAGTTTACCAAAGGTTGATGATTCTTTTACAGTATCTTTATCATAAATGCTAATTTTATTTTGAGAAATATATTTTTT